ACCTCGGGGATGGCATAGTCCTCTGCCGACTTGACGATCAGCTGCACGAAGCAGGCGGTCACATCGTCCACGTTGTCGATCAGGACGGTTAAGCTATCGCCTTCCGCCAGGTCGGCCAGTGCCGGGTCCACGTCCAGTTCGGCGCCGTATCCCACAGTGATCGGGCCGTAGATCGGTGCACCGTTCAGCAGCAGCGAGAAGTCGAACGACCCGCCCACATCACTGTCCACCCCAGCCTGCACTCGCAGCACTTCGCTGACGAATGGGCAGTTGCGGATCAGCGCATACTCGCCCTCCACTGGTGCGGCGTCAAACGGCAGAAGGTATTCCTTGGCCAGTGCCGCAGCAGCGGCCCACGCGCGCAATGCCTCGGCGGCTGCGAGGGCTGCGGCAATTTCCTCTGGCGTAGCTGGGCGGCTGGTACCATCAGAAAAGTCGAGGCGGTAAGTGCTGTCGCCGTTGTCGGCTGCGCCAATGCAGTTGGGTATTCCAGCTTGCATCACAGAGGGGATCATATTTGGTGTGTTTATCATTGCACTGTCCACATGGCGATTTGCCCGTAATCAAGGGTGGTGCTGACAGCGTTGAAATTAGCCTCAAGCAGCCTCACAGTGTTTAAGCCAGCAACAGAAGTAAATACTCCAGCCCCCCGCAAAAATAGTACGCCTGCGAATGTCATATTTACGTTGACTGTGGTTGATTCAACCCCGTTTGCATCAATCCATACAAAGGTATTTGAGTTAGCCAGTGAGTTTGTAAATCTTGCCGAAAAATCAGCGGCCATTCTGCTGGGTATACCCGCAATAAATCTAACCCTAGTAGTCTGTAAGTTATTCCACTCCCTTGGCGTGGAAACGCTTGAAATTGCGTGTGCGGCTGTGTCTGTAATTGTCAGTTCTCGTCTTGCTTGGTTTCCCGCATTCCAGACGTAACGCTTGGTCTTACTGTCCTCGGTCGTCGTGGTGCTGGTCGTGTAAAACGTGCCCAGCAACAACCGGGTTTTGTCGCCATCTTTGCAGTAGCGCCCATCTTGCAACGTGACCGCAGTGGCACGGGTGGTGTCATTTGTCCATGCCAGCAACTCCAACCCCAATGCTCCTGCATCCAGATAGGCAAAAACATCGTAAGGCTTGCCACTGGTCAACGTACCAAGAGGTAAATCAGTCTGAGCAAAGATCGTTGGCACCCACTTGGCACCATCCCACAGCGGCACGGTGTTGTGAATGTAGGGCGTGTAATAGATCGTTGTCTTGGCGATCTGATCCGTGGTGCTGACAGGTACGCCAGATTCCAGTGTCAACCGGCCACCGGGGATGACTGACTGCATGGCTACGGCGAGTTCATTGCCCATCCCCGCCGTCATTGTCACCGTCACCACAGCCGCGCTGGTGAGATTGATGGCCGAGCCGGTTGAGCTATCTTCCAGTGTGCCGGGTGACAGCGACGTACCCGAGTGCGTGTAGACACAGCCGGTGCGGATTTCCCAAGCCGTGCCGTCAACGATGGACACGTCAAAGCTCAGGCCATCGTCAGCCGCGCCAAAGGTGCGGTATCCCGGTGCAGCAGCGGCAATGGTCAAAGCCCCGGACGCGCCGGGGGTGTTACTTATCGCCGTGACTAGGCGGTTGCGGTGCGTGGCTGGCATGGCTGCTTACGGGTTAGTGTCGCACTGGGTGCGCAAGGTAAAGCTGTCAGCCGCCACCGAAGCGCCCGCGGTGACGGTGCGGCGAATCCACACGCCGTAGTGCTGGCCCGGCGTCAAATCCCCTAGGCTCAGGCCCGCGCCCAAGCTGGCAGGCTGCGAAAAAGTCACCCCGGCAGGCGCGGTGGAGTCGTTGGCCACGGCAGTCTCAGTCGCATTGGCACCGGCTGCGGCCAGGCCGATGGCGATGTCGGTACTGGCTGACGGCGTGTTGGTCTGAATCCAGACTTTGGCCGCGAGCGCGGTCAGCGTGGCGTGGGCGTTGTGCAGGTAGACCAGGCGGTATTCGGCGTCGCCTGCACCTGCTTCGACGCTTGTCACCGCATCAAAAATGGCGCTGTCTGCGGATACGCTGGATTTGACGCCGCCGATGGACAGCAGCGGGTCGGCGGTGGCGGCACCGCCAGAGAGGCGGTAGTGGAGGTCTGTGGAGGTGATGGGCATGGTGGGTCCTTAAATTGCGGGTGGGGGGGTCAGTCCATCGCCGTGGTGATGGTCTCAATCAAATTGCCCTCGGCGTCGCGCTTGTGCACCTGGCGCATGGCGGGCTTGGGCGCGTGCTGCACAACGATTTGCGCGGGGGGTGCGGCTGGCACGGTGATGTGGTTGACGGTCTCGGGCAGGGTGGCCTCGACGCTGACCATGCCTGCGTCCATGTGCACGTGGCTGTCGCCTTGCTGGATGCTGGTGTCGCCCTGGTGCACGTGGGTGTCGCCCTGGTGGATGGTGACGGCGGGCGGGTGGACGGTGATGCTGGGCGGCGGGGTGCTGGCCAGGCTGTCGACCCGGCGGGTGAGCTGCTGCAGGGTGGCGGCGGTGGCGCGGGCTTGGGCGTCGTCGGCCTCTTTTTTGGTGTCGTCGTCGGCGGCGTCATCTTGCGGATCGGTGGCGGTTTTGCCGGGCTGCACCGGGCTGCCAGCGGGCGGGATGTAGATGCCGTCGCGCTTTTCGGCGTTGATCTCCTTGACGCGCTGGTCGTGCTTTTGCTGCCAGTCGACGCCGTCAAAGGCGATGCTCTCAGCCTGTTTGGTGCTGATGCCCAGGTCCACGCGCTTTTGCGCGGCGTCTACTTCTTTGCCGGGGTCGATGCTGCCGGGGCCGTCGCCGGTCCAGATGGCGCTGCACCAGGCGGCGCGCACGATCGGGTCGGCAAAGTAGCCGGGGCAGTTGATGCGCCCGGCGGCCACTTCGTCAGCCAGCCACAGCTCCAGCACCGGCTGGCACAGGGTTTTGTCCAGCAGGTCGCGCTTGGATCGGAAGGCTTTCCAGGCCATGAGCAGCGCGGCGCGGGCGGCGCTGTAGCTGCTTTGGAAGTGCATGACCAGCACTTCAAACGGCATCTCCAAGGCCATGCCGATCTGGCGCACCATGGCGGTCCAGAACGGGTCAAAGGCGGGGTTGGGGCGGCCGGGTGTGGGGGTTTCGATGCTCTCGCCGGGCAGCAGGTTGATGGCTTTGCCAGACTCCATCTGGCCCGACCATTTGCTGGCCGAGTCGACGATGGCGCCCTGGGCGTCTTCGTCGTACAGGGTGTCAAAGGCTTCGGGGTCCATCTTGACAAAGACGGACATCAGGGCGCTGGTGACGGCGGCGTTCAGCTCGGCGTCTGACCAGGTGCCGAGCTGTTTGAGCGGCTCCAGGATGGGGGCGATCCACGGCACGCCGCGCACCTGGTTGGGGCGCAGGGGCTTGAAGATGTGCAGCACGTTGCGCCGCCCGGTACCGGGGCCGCGCATGGCCACGCGCTGCCAGGTGTTGCCGCTGGCCTGGTAGGCGCCGGGGTGTTTTTTGGCGACGTGCACGGCCAGTTTCTCGCCCGTGCTGGGGCCGATCTCAACGCCGCTGACCAGGGTGTCGGTGTCTGGGGCGCGGTCGGGGTTGCAGATGTGGTCGGCCTCCAGCAGCTGCAGGGCCAGCTGCGTGCCGCGCCCGGCGCGTGGCACGCGCGGGGTGACGACAAAGCAGTCGCCAGACTCCAAAAAGCTGCGAAAGGCCAGCTCCTGGATGCCGTAGAAGTCCAGCTCGCGCGCCAGGTCGCAGTCGGGCGACTCGGCCCAGGCCTCAAAGCGGCGCTTGGTGTCGGCGGACCAGTCGGCGGCTTGCTCGGGCGTGAGGCGCAAAAACTTGGCGTCGATGGCCGGGGTGTAAGTCAGGCCGGTGCCGACCACGTGGCTGACTTGGGTGTTGAGGGCACCCAGTGCCACCGGGGCATTGCGCATCTGGTCCCTGGAGCGGGCGCGCAGGGTGGGCAGGTCGCGGATGGTGTCGGTGTTGGGGCTGCCTGCGGTGGGGTTGTAGCGGCTGAGCTGGGCGCGGTCGATACGCGCGCCGGTGTAGCCGCCTGAGAGGGCGAGCTGCGCGCGGTCGACCATGCGGCGCTTGGCAATGCCGGGGGCAAAGTAGGTGATGGCTTTGTCGAGCAGGTTTTGCTGGACCAGCGGGTTGGCAGGGGTGGCGGGTGTAGGCATGGGGCGCTTTTGGGGGTTAGCCTGCAACGATGGTGCGGGCGCGGCTGCGGCCCCGGGCGGACACGCTCAAGGCTTTGACGCGGGCGTCCCAGGTGGTGATGCCGTCGCGGATCTGGGCCAGGTCAGCCCGGCGCAGCATGCGCCCCGCTATCTCGTACTGCTGGCCCCCTAGAACGGCGGTTTCGGCGGCCAGGTAGGCGTCGAGCTGGGCTTGGGCTTGGGCTAAGGTGATTCCGGCCATGGCGTGGGGGTGGCTCCAGGGAGGTTGGTGTGCCTGACTGTCCCAAAAAGGCGCTGTCTCAAATAGGGCAAAGTGAGACGACTTGAGCCCTGCCCACGTCAAGAGAAGCGACCGCCCCCCTCTTTCATGAGCCGGTACACGGTGGCGCGGCTGACCTGGTGCTTTTTCTGGATGTCGGCCGTGGCCATGCTGGTAAGGCCGTCTTTGAACATGGCGGCGCGCTGCTCGGGCGTGGGGCGCTTGGCGCCTTTGGGGATGTAGAAGCGGCGGCCACCGTATTTGGTTTTGACGTTGTCCTCGATCTGCTTGGCCAGATCGGCACTCAGGCCCGGCACCAGGGTCAGCGCCACTTGCAGGGTGTAGGCGACCACGTCGGGGTCTTGGTCGGTGTTGTCGTACATGGGCAGGCGCTGGGCTGGGTGGGTTAGCTGCGGCGCAGGCCGGATAAACCGATGCGGCCGTTGGAGACGCGGGGCGCTGGCTGCGGCGCGGCAGGGGGTGCAGGCGTGTGCACTGGCTCAGCCTCTTGGGGCGCTGGCACCTGGTGCGCTGTTTCAGGCGCGGGAAGTGCGGGCACGCTGGCGGGGTCGGTGGCAGCGGTGTCCTGATCAAACATGTCCTGCACCATGGGCACCAGGCGGGAGCGCAGCGCAGCCCAGGCGTGTTCGTTTTTCTTGTGCAGCCCCAGAAAATATGCGGCCGCCAGGTTGTAGACCATCACGTCAAGCGGTTCGTTGGGCTCGCCCTTTTTCTTTTCCCACCATGACACTTTGTGGCCGTGTTTGTAGCCGTAGGTGCGGTACTCACTGGTCAAGCCTTTGTAGTAGCTCTCGGGCAGGTCGGTGGAAAAGTGCACGGCGCCGGGGCCACTGGCGCGGGACCAGCGGGCCTGCAGGTAGTCTTTGGAGGTGTCGGGGCCGACAAACCAGAGTTGGGCGCCCTGCTTTTGCGTCTTGCCGCGCCAGGTGATGTCGACCAGCGTGGGTTTGCTGCTGAGGATGGGCCGGTTGGGGCGGCTGTGGCCCTTGGTGGCGAAGACGTTGCGGCGCTTGCGGCTGGCGGCAAAGTTGTACACGTCTTGCGTGTTGGAGCCGCCCGAGTCGACAAAGCAGGCGCTGATCGTCAGCATGGCCCCGCTGGCGTGGCGGTACCGGCCTTTGAGGATTTCATCGGCTGTTTCCCAGGTGCTTTCTTCGCTGGGCGGGGTGTTGATGACGTGGTAATCGACCACCCAGCATTCCATGTTTTCGCCCCAGGCGACCACTTTCAGCTCCAGGCGGTAGGCCTGCGTGTCGATCGCGGCGGTCAGCACCAGGCCGCCCGCCGGCACGGTGCCCAGGCGGTACGGCTCGGCGCGGGCCATCAGGGCGTCATACCGGGTGGATTCCTTGGAGCGAGCCCAGCAGCGCGCCAGGCGGGTGTTGTAAAACACGATCATGGCCTCTTCGCTGCCCTCGTCGAGCTTGGCTTTGGCCATGACGTATTGGCGGTGCAGGCTGATCCACGGGATCCAGCCATAGGGCAGGAACATGCCGCTGATGGTGAAGGATTCGGTCTCGCCGTCGGCGGGCTGGCCGTCTGACCACAGGCCGTTGGCGAACATGCGGGTTTTGTCGCCCTCTTCGTGCAGGCCGCCACACTCGCAACACGGGTACATGGCGCGTTTGCCGTCGTCGCTGATGATCAGCCGCGGCTGGCCGCTGGCGTCGAAAAAATCCAGCGGCTGGGGGTGGCCACAGTGGATGCATTCGGCCAGGGCCTCGCGCTGGGTGCCGCGCTGGTACAGGGTGTGGATGACACTTTCGCCCTCGATGGTGGGGCTGCTGGGGTAGTAGGTTTTGCGGTTGCGCTCAAAGGTGGTCTGGCGGGCTTCGGCCAGCTCGGCCGGGTCGCCCTCACCACCGACGTTTTCTTTGGCGCGGTCGATTTCGTCGAACAGCACCCGGCGCACGGACAGCTCAGACAGGTTGGCCGCAGCGCCTGCTGTGGCCAGGTAGAGCGCGCCACCGATGTACTCTTTGATGTCGTTGTTGTTGTTGCTGTCACGGCTGTGGGGCTTGGCCACGCGGTCGCGTATCTGGGGAATGGCCGCAATGGTCTTGTCGATCCGGGCCGCCGCGCGTTTGTGCAGTTTGCCCG